CATCTTGGCAAAACCATCTTAACTGCGTGAATGCCATCTTCTAATAAAGTTTTTGGCGCTACACGAAATTTTATTCCATGTTGATAAGCAACTTCTCTTCTTGTTTTTCCTGAAGAGTATTCACTTACTTCAATGTCATGCGGAGCTAAATGATAACCATACGAATACGGTTTTTCTTTTAGGATCTCAGCATAATAAGGAAATGGTTGATTATGATCAGAAAAGCAATCAATAATATTTATTTGACTTCCAATATCTTGAAAGAAAATAATTGCCGTATCATCATTGTAACCAATATCCCAGGCGGTATGAACTTCATGAGAAGGATCAAAAGGAATAGACGTTAATCGTTTATTATCTTCTAAATCTACAATCTCATCTGAATAAATACTTCCAGGTATATTTCCTACCCAAGAGCATTCAAACTCTTGATTATATTTTGCCTCACCCATTAAGGATAAGGCATGGTCTAGCTCTTCCTGGTCCACGATTTTTGTGTCGCTAACTTTAGCAGTATAGAGTAACCAATTCTTGTCGCCTTGAGCTTTTAAATAGTATTCGTAGAAAATGTTGTTCATACCTTGCGGTGTACCTACGAGATACATAAAGCCTTTACGATCTGAAAGAGAAGGTGTTAAAATCTCTTCGATCAGCGATGCAGAAATTTGACTTGTTTCATCAATGACAACACCGTCAAAGTACAAACCTCTAAGGTTCTCAAAGTTCTCCGCACCCAGTAAAGTAATACGACTTCCATTTGGAAGATCGCATCGTAATTCTGTTTCATTAAATTTTACGCCAGGAATTTTCCCAGCATAAAATTTTAAAAAATCCCAAGCAATGCTCTTAGCCTGTTTATAAGTTGGTGCTAAATATGCGTATCTTGGTTGATGATTCTTATTTAATAAAGCTTCTCGAATAATGTGATTTAAACACATTGTCGTTTTGCCAAACCTTCTATGACAAAGCAGTAATGCGTATCTATAATTCAATAAATTCTGGTGCAGAAAGTTTTGCTGCACTCTTGGTTTATAAGGAATTGTTATTTTCATTAATTCTATTTTTTGCTATTTCAAAATAGTTTTTATCAAACTCAATACCTATAAAATTTCTATTTAGCTTTTTACAAGCAACACCAGTAGAGCCTGATCCCATAGTAAAATCTAAAACCGTATCGTTTTCTTTGGTATAGGTTTTGATTAAGTATTCCAATAAAGCTACTGGCTTTTGTGTTGAATGATATTTTTTACCTAAACTGTCAAACTTTAAAACACTACTTGGATAATTAGTAAAATGTTGAATATAATTGTCTAATTTTAATTTAGACCAATTTTTTCCAATATTACCTCTTTTATTAATTTTGTTATAAATTTTTAAATTTTGTGGATTGTAATTACTTTGTGTTTTTGAAAATATTGATACTATTTCATGTTGTTTTAATGGTCTTTTATTGGCTAATTGAAAACCAGTTTTAATACTTTTAAACCAAATCCAATCGTATTTAAACCATTTAATATTTGATGTTCTTAAACAACTGCTAAATGGCTCACTTCCAAATAAAGCTATGCAACCTTTATTTTTAATAATTCTTTTTAACTCTTTCCACATTAAGTCAAAAGGAATTATACTATCCCACTTACAAGCGGTTGTGCCATAAGGCGGATCGGTTAAAACTAAATCAACGCTTTTACTTTCCAAAGTTGGAAGAACTTTTAAACAATCGTTATTGTAGAGTTTTGTTCTTTTTTGCAAACTCCACTTTTGCAAGTTTTGCCAAAGCCTTTGTTCAATTTCTTCTTGGTTCACTAATGAATAGTTGGTGGCTTCTCTAATGAAGAGTAACTCATTTTAATCTTAGCAAAGATAAATTCAGCAAATTCTTTTACTTCAGCTCGATCCTGAAATCCGTGAAAACTTACAACAAGACTTTCATTCGATCCCATACTGATTGCCTCGATGTCTTTAAACTTTTCTCTTATATCCATAACCTTTATCTCTGTTGCACCATCTTTTATTCCAAGACCAGCTATGAAGTTTGGCACTCGAAGTTTCGATCATGCTTAATATAAAATCTATTGCTTTGTTCATTTGTGTGTGTGGTGGTCCGATAGTTAACGTATTAGCCTCTGGCGACCACTTTTTGGGGTATGGTACCTCTGTAAAAAAATAATATTTTCCGCCAGCTTTTAACGATAATTGATAAACCATCAACTACTCTACCTACTTACTCAACATTTATTTAAGCAAGCGGTGAATGCTTGGTGAATTATTAGATTATCCTAACTCCATGACGCGAGAACTCTGTTTGTTTGTGTTCATGCTACCGAACTATTAACACTCTTCATCTCTTTCTCATCTGGTGTTTTCCAACTGATTTCTATTCTTGTATCTTGAAGGATCTGTTGTTTATCACCATAGACAGGAATAAGTTTAGAAGCCATCCATCGTGCCATGTTGGCTTTCTCACGAACTACATGAATATTAGAATTGTCAGCTGTGTCCAAAGCTTCAATAGCCTGGTCGATGTAGGATTGTGCGCCACATCTTCGTGCTTGAACCAAATCTTTAGCAAAGTCAGGAAGCTTGGCAATCCAAGAATAAACCTTGGAAAGACTAGGCATATCCTCATCTTTGCATACTTTAGATAAAGGAGTACCAGACATAACTGATTTAAGCAGTTTGTGTTTCAGTGTTGTTGTTAATTGAATTTCTTTTGTCATTATAGTTTTTAATATTTTGCGCAGACTTGAGTTTACCAGCTTTACTAGTTGGTCCTGTGGATTTACCAGCATGATTTTTGCAACGAATACGTCCATTCTTGCAAACTATACCCACACCATTACATTGAACTGTGTAATTAGATTGTCTTGTCTTACTTTGACATTGTAATTTATATTTCATGTCTTTGCTCTAGTTGATGGAAAAGAAAAAAAGAGAAAAAAGAATAAACTTTAGAACAGAATAATTCTATTGCGAACCTTCCTACAATATATGATTTTACAGCTCTTCTCTTATTTGTCTAGGCTAGGATAGTAATATGTGTTGAATAAAAAATATTTATTTGAGGATATTTCAATTTAATAACGATTCTGTCTTATTTGTCTACTCTAGGATAATAATATGTTTAGAAAAATATATTTTTATTTGATGATATTTAAATTAATTAAAGTTTTTGTCGTATTTGTCAAGGTGCTTACCATTAATCTTAGTAGCCAATCTTGAGAGGACTTTCTCATACATTCTTTTAACAGTTGTTCGGTGTTTGCCAAACATTTTAGATAAGGTTGACCATTTAATTCTGTTAGCTCTCAACCAAAGTATCTTTCGATCAGTTACAGGATCATCCGATATGTCATCTTTAACTTCTAAAAGGAAATCTATTGCCAAATTGTAATGTGTCATTTGTCTTGGTGTTGCTCTTAATTTTAATTTATTATTAACATGATACCCATAATCTTCTATTTCATACGGAGTATAGCCGCAGGTTTTTTCAATAAGCTGAAACATTGATGGAGATCGCTTGTTGTTAGGTTTAGATAAGAACTTCTCTGCATAAGCAGCGTCATCCAAAATACGAATAATATTTCTTTCTACATTGAGTTGTTTTTCAATAGCTTGGCTAGTTAACACTTCTTAACATCCAAGGATAACGTAATTGATCTGGTTTCTTTTTTATTTCAGCTAATTCTTCTGGCGGCAGACTTCGAAGCTTCTCAAGCAGCGCATATTGATCCAGGTTAGGATAAAGATAAACTTTATTTGTATCTTCTCTTTGTTTTAAATATCCGTTTAAAGCTCTCCAACCTTTATAAGATTTATATTTTTTGAATCCTATATCTTCTAAAAAAGATCTGTGAGCAGGCATATCAAATAAAATATATTGAGGACCATTTTTGATAGAAATTAACGGCTTATCATTTATTTTTATCTTACTTAAACTAATTAATATCTCTTCTACCTCTTCTTTAGTCTTTTGAAACTGTCCACCAATATTAACAATGCGAATAAAAGCTGACATTTTCTTTACGTTGAACTGTGAGCAGCAGTAACTGTATATTCGGAACTGTAGAGGCGTTAATAAGCCATTAATCAGTACGTTTGGATCACTTAGATAAAAGTTTGACATAATTATTTAATCGTTTGAAATTAGAATTGTGTTCTGTAATTGCTGTAACTCTTTTTAATAAATACTTTTTAGAAGAGCAGGTAGGTATGTGCTGCTGAACCTTATACTCAAGATATTGCAACATCTCATCTGGAGTTAATTTAATAATTCCTTTTCCTCCAGGTGGATAAATTCTTTTAATATGAAATTCTGTTATTGGTCGTATTTGTTCTGATATTTCATTAACGGTGTACCAAATAATAAAATATGGAAACCCACATTTTTCAGCTATAGATTTATATGGTTTTTGAAACCATGGAGATTTGCCTTTAAATTCGTTGTTTATGTTATAAATCGTATCAGCTATGAATAGTGGCTCTGCACAAGCAAGACAAATACTAAGGAAATCAAGGTCTACTAAGGCTATTCCATCATGTTTTGAGCGGTGCCAGGCTGAAACTGGAGTGTGTTTTTGGTCGTAATACTGATTTCTAGCCATATTAAGCGTATATATTGGTGATTCTTATTTACCAATAGAACATTACCCAAACTCGTACCAAACTCAGATAAATAGTCAAGTTCTGTTGACAAAATTGTCAATAATCCTATATACATAGGATAATATGATTGAAGAAAAAACTTCAAAAAACATCAAGATTAAATGGAAAATAAAACTTCCTCCAGGCATTCAAAAATCAGATTGTACTCTTGCAGAATACAAAATTTCTTTTATGCAAAAAGGAACTCTTTTGGCTCCTAGACTAGATGCGGAAGTTGATATTCATTATCTATCCAAATCTAAACAATTTTATATTCAAAGTCTTTCTGGTCCATCAGCAGAAGTATATAATTTCCTTCTTTCACATTCTCGTAAAAGAGATATGTTTATTCGTACTTGGCAACAATCAAAAGGCAGGTATCACAGACTAAATAAAACCTTATTTCCGCAAGCTTCTAGTGGTGAAAAGTTAGCAGAAAAATTAACTGAAGATGGAATGACACCACAAAATTTTGCCAAGAAAACTAAAAAAGATTATACCCAGGTATTTAGAGAGCTTAGAGGAACAAGACCTTTATCATTAAAGCAAGGTATAGAATATTCAAAAGAATTAGATTGTGATCCTGTTGATTTATTATTTGATGATTTACATTGTAACATCTGGGGTTCAGTTAATTTATATGACATTAGAGATTTAGGTAATGATAAATTTTTTCCATGCCAAATTAATCCAGTATTAGATAAAACAACAATTGTACCTAGATCTATTTATAGACCAAATATCATGGCAATTAAGATTAATTCGCCTGGATCATGGTTAGATAGACAAACTGCATTTTATTATAGAACCAATAGAGAAGAAGAAACTCATAATGGTAAATTGGTTGTTGCAAAAACAACGGATGAAAAATTGGCAGAGATTGGATTTGAAACGGATATGTATTGGTTTGGAATTTATAACATTGAGAGAGGTGGAAAGCAGCAAATCTTAAACCCAGATCGAAATGCTGAAAAACAACTTATTACTTCTGGTCCATTTGAATTTATAGCTCCTGTAGTTTCTTTAGTTCATCCAACAGCAATGCAGAAAGATTATGATTATTATGAAATAAATAGAAGAGCCGAGGCTTTTCACAAACATCAATATTATCAAGAAAGAATTAAAGAACAGCAAATGCAAATATCAAAACTTCTTGCTCATCAAGAACAAGGAGTAGTAGAGGATAAAGAAAGCGCAGGTGTTACTGCTGCACAATATAAGAAAAATGCAACAGCAGCAGCAAAGAGTCTGCAAGAAGATATTGATAATGTAAATAAAATCTTAAAAGGATTATATAAAGAACAAGAAGAGGATTACGAAATTCCAGACTTCGTTAAGAAAATAGCCTAATGATTACTAGAAAAGATTATAGTGGAAATGAATATTACAATGCTACTGACGCAGCAAAATTTTTAGAAATGCCTGGAACTACATTTACTTATTTTTATGATCCTAGAAATCAATTACAGGAACAATTCAAACCTAAATATCATATCTTTAGAGGTAAAAAAATTTGGTGGATTTCTGAATTAAAAGAGTGGAAGAAAAAAACTTCTAACATTCAGTTTGCTTTAAAAAAAAAAGATAAAACAAAAGAAAATTTAACGAAAAAATCTAACGTAACGGAATTTCCCAAATCTACGAAGTAACCGATCTCAACACCTACCTTTGACAAAATTGTCAATAAATGTTGTAGAC